TCGCGCTATTTTGAACGCTGATGTTACGAATATAGGCACCAGCAATATTCTCCGTTTTAGCCGCGACGGTTCCGGTAAATGTTCCGCCAGCTTTCGGCATGGCAGCGTTTGCAGTGCTTTGAGCCGCATTTGCTTTTGCGTGGACCTGATTCACCGCACTCGGAGTTGCAGCGATACCCTGACCGGCGTTCGATCCGCTTGCTGTGGCGTCCGAAAGCTTCACATGTCCGAACTGGCTACCAGAGCCGAGACCGTAAGTAGACTTATCTGAAGAATGGGAAATCGGAGCCTTTTCTGCGATGGCTTGACCCTGCTCATTGAGCGTGTCTTCGACAAAGTCAATACGAGACTCGACCACTTTGTCCGCGCTTTTGAATGCGGCTTCCAGTTCTCCGCCGGTCAAGACGGTGAGCGGCCCGGCTGCGTTGTCGAAATCAACAGGGTCTGTGGCGTACACTTCTGGCGTAGCGAGCTGGTAAGCAATCTGTACAGGCGTTCCTGCGGCTTTTTGGGCGGCGAGGTAGGCTTTTGCAGTCTCAAGGCTGTTCCAACTTGTGTCGTGTATGATAATCTGATTGTATTGGGGTTGTCCGTAAACAACCTTATCTAAGGTGGTTGATGTGCCCGGAGGAACCAATGCGAAATGGCTGCTGATGCAAACTCCATAAGCATTAGCTTGCGATGGATCTCCCGCTGTCGTTATCCCTTTAATCGCCAATGTTTGATATTCGCTAAAGAACTGTAAATTACTTTCCGTCCCATCCAGTTCTATAGAGCCGTTCTGGTACTCCGTCAGACATATGTCCAAACCGTTCGCACCGTTGTAGGAGGTACTTTGGTAGTAGACGGTGAGGGGGTTATCGGTAAGCCACGCTTTAATTTCCTCTAATGTCTTACAGCCGGGAACGCGAATATTGATATTTGGCTGAGAAACAGATTGATTGTTTTGTAAACTAATACCAGGAGCATCGAGAGCATATGTGCCAGACACACCACCAGATGGCCTTGCTGGCAAGATATTACACCTTACTGGCTCGATAACCGCATCGTTAGTAATAGGGATATCTTCTGCTGGCACATTAAAACGACGTGAGGTCCCAACGATAGAGGCCTCACCCGACATGTTGATAATGCTGTTTTGGTCTATTACAATCCGCTTATCATAGACGCTCTTAACCCTCGTACAGCAAATATCCCTCACGTCGCCAACCTTATGCAGCGGGCGCGGGATGGGGAGAGGTGTCACGCTGCCCTGATATGGCTTGTAGGGCAGCGGTGATTTGCCGAGATTGAGCATGGGATAGACAACTTCGTTTACAGTATCTCCGCTCTGAACTTGCAGCACAGCATATAAAACATTACTATCTTTTCGCTTAGTAACGATTCCCGACGCACCTTGACCCCTATCAACAAGCACATTGCGTACAAACGTTGCGCTTGATGTTCTTTCGTTGATAACGACTGTTACCAGTTGTGAACTGCCAGAAAGACACACCGTCTGACCGAGCAGCGCGCGTTCCATATAATGAGCAAAAGTATAATACGAATCGCTCGTAGCGGTGCCGGATACCGAAACGCTTCCATCGGGATTAGGCGTAAAGGTCACGCCAGAGATTGTTTCAGTCAACGTCGCTTTCGGCAGCAAATTCCGCCCACCCACAAATACGCTATCCACCCCCGTGAGCGCCATGGGGGCCTCTGTTGTGCCGCCCTGTGCGTTTTCACCGTAAGCAGTGATGGACGCGATACGGTTTGCTCCCATGTATTCGACTGAAACCGGAGAACCTTTGAGAACAAAATCACCACCGAGAGCAGCATTGTTGAGATTGTCCACCTGAAGTTGAAGATTACCAGCGGCGTCCTCTGAGAGCTGATCTTTCATATGCTCGAACCAGGTTTCAAACTCAGACGTATTCCCATTGATGAGAGCAGACCATTCATTCTTGTTTTTTGCCATGAACGACTTCCACTCATTTGTGTTATCGCTCATGAAAGCTTTCCAGGCATCCGTATTGCTGCTGAGCCACTCAGCCCACTGAGCACCCCACTGAGCAACAAGTTTGTCGATGTCCATGCCCTTCAGCACACCCGTTACATAAGGACAAGCAGATGTACCGACTGCATTCTCAATATTGCTCTGCGAAATGGATGTAGCCCCAGCAGGAATGGAAATATAAGCGAGCGGATGCTGGTTGAGTAATTCGCCTTCCGTCATGGTGGGCTTTACTGGTTTACTAGATGGAGTACCTTTTAGAATTTTAATTGTGTTTTTGCGAACTTCGGTGTTATTATTAACCTCCAGAACAATCGCGTCAATTCGATTTAGGAGGACGTCCGAGTTCGCCAGTGTAAGCGGCAACAGAGAATCGTTCAATGTCCATGTATGGTTAAACCACGCTCGCCCAATGCCAACAGTAATTCCCATACCACCGGATGATTTTACATTCAACGCATCGCCAATGGACATATACACGCCGTCCACAATGATGCCATCAAATATACTCGACATCTCAAGAGCGTTGTACTTTCGATCGCCTTTTATCGAGTTGTAAAAACCATATGTTACACTCATGAAATATGAATCTCCTTTCCTATACTCAAGTTACGGTCGAAAGCGTGGGGTAAGTAACAGTGCCTTGTGTGTCAATAGCCGTTACAATTTCCGAAATTCTGGCCCTACTCTCCATTCCGTACTCATTAGCGATTTGAACAATATCGCCGATGAAAAAATCCTTACCGTATTCGAACATCTTTGTCATTTCGACTTGGCCCTCAAATGATTGGGCAGCTACACTTTCTGCCAATTTCTCATCGCCACGCTGAGCGAGTTGCTTCTTATATTCTTCGTCCGAAAGAGTGACATTGTCTTCTGTCGTAGTCGAAATATCACGTGCATCCACAAACAGCTCTCGACGCTCCAAGCCACTTCCCTCGCCGACGGAGGTGGTTTTTCGTTCGGCACCCTCTCCCTCGCCGGCAACCAGCGCAACATTCTTATATTCTTTTTTGGATTCGAGATAATTGCTATTGGCAATATTTTCAAATTTGGGTGAAAATACGACGTAAGGATTTTCCGTCTGAGCATAAGTACGGTCAGCACCAGCGTAGAGTTTAAAGACGAACTGCTTCTTATCGTTCAACGTGACCTTGAAACCAAGTCCTGTGAGTCGACAAATTTCGGAGATAACATCATACAAATTGTCTCCAGTGAACTGCGCTGTAATTTTCGGCTCTGTGACAGCTTTCTCGACGCTTGTCTCGAATACGAAGTTTGGGATTTTGCGGTTGACATCTTTTGGAGAAATAACATTTTCATCAAGAAGCTTTTTAATGCAATCCTGTACGCTCCCATCCAAAAGAGTTTGAGTCCACACGATACGTCGTGAAAGAAGAGATTCTAACGACCGACCTGTAATGGTAACGCTGTTACCGTTTTCTGGGTCTGTATCAATTAGAACCTCTTCAATAATCATGACGTGCTCAGACGAGCGGCTTTGTAAATAATAATCCATTTGCAGCAGAGACAGCGCCTGGTCTGTAACGGATGTGTATATCTCAAAGTCCCCATATTCGTCGTATCGGTCCGTCCATATAAGGGAATTAAAGGTATCAACGATGTCATTGGCTTCCAGAGTCTTATCTAAAACCCAAATATCCACGCTTATACCCCCTCATAGATGATGTTGTTATAGACTGTAAAATATAGCATCTCCGAACCTTTTTCAGCCGTATAAGCAAGGATGTTATCGCCTTTCACCAGCTGAATCCATGAAGAATCCTTTGTAAGGCAATTGAGAATGTTCGTCCGAACGCCATTCCGGAGCAAAGTGACAGACTTCTTCCCTTTCACAGTGCAAATGTAAATATCGTCACCTGCAACAATGGTCGAGCCAGTAATCGATTTTAGCTTTTCTGTATCTATTTTGATAAATTCCCGCGTTCCCGTATTGTAGATCGTAACGTTCTCCACTGTACCGATTGCGTGAATTTGAATCGTGACGCCGATTTCGCTGTCGCCGTTATAATAGACCGTTTGTTCCTGTGCAACCTCGATTTCAGACATAATGATGTTACGTTCCTCGTTTGAACCGTTTTCTGTTTCATTCGAAAACTCAAACTCAAACATCGGGACAACACCGCTGAAGACCATTGCGTTCGCTTCCGTCGAGTAGAAGTATGGATCAGGGCATATGATTGAAATTTGCGTGTACTCGTTCTCGTCGAAAATAACCGGTTCATTCGACTCTACGTAGCCTGCAATATAACAAGACCGATTGTCCGTCTCGAAGGTAAGGATTAACTCTTTTTTAATTGGAAAATACTTATAGGACTTCTGACGGACGGTCTCAATGTCCGGAGCAATCATGAAGCGAAGTGTCATAACGATATTTCGTGTCCCAAGCCGGGCCGAATTATATAGCGACCCATCGCTCGACGTAAGTTCTGTGACATTGATATCCGCTTTTCCCGGACCAATTCCGGTAATGTCGGTAATGGCAATACCGGAATCATACGGGTTCGTGAGTTCCATCTTCAGACTTTCACCGAGATAGTTTGTAACAGTGACCGACTTGATCATCGTTTACTCACCGTTCCTTTCATCGCCGAGAATTGATTCTTTGTCTGCCGATAGATTTCAACCCTCGACAGGGCTTTCGGCGAATAGTTGTTTTGCGTGAAGTAGTTGTATGTGGCCGCGGAACCATCTTGGAACCCACCATTTTGATTTCCGCTGGTGTGGGCCCTGCTCATGTTGGCGTTGATCGACATTGCCTGCGTGCGGCTAAACATTGCATTTATCTGTCTGGTTCCGGACTGAACATTTGACAAGTCCAGTACAGGACGAATCGTTGGCTGTGCGTCTATGTCACTGTTGATATAGTCCGAAATCTTCGACACCGCCTCCGTGAGTCCAATTCGAGCTTTCGAGCCCATCTCGGCACCAGCACGATATGACTTGTCGGCATAATCACCGATCGCTCCAACGAAGGCAACACCGAAGAAATCGCCGATTTCATAGCCCACTTTCGATGGAGAATGCTCGTCGAGTTCCCGTCTTGCAGCGCGAGCAGCCGCAGCGGCCATTTCGGCAGCTTTTGCTTCCGCCAGGAATGTGTTGGCACTGATGCCATTGGCGAATCCAGCTACCATGTCGCGGGCGGCGTCATAGAATTCGGTATTTCGTACAATAATGGATGACAGCACGTCCGTAATAATCTCGCCAAATGCAACAATTGGAAGCCCAGCCTGAGAACGAATCCCCATGACCATATACTTTACCGTCAGTTGACCGAAAGTTTGGAAATTGGGGAGTTTTCCATTCAGAGTTGTAAGGACATTCCCTACCATTACAACAAATACCGAAATTACTCCGCTCTTTCGCGTGTTCACAATAGAGATAATAGAAGAAAGCATTCCAGAAACTGCCTGCGTCAATGTTCCGGTAGCGTTTTGAAATTCAAGCACGAGCCCCGATACACTAACCGTCCCGAGATTCTTCAAGCTGTCTGCGAAACTGGTAAGTTCCTGCGATACACCTTCTAATGTGACACCATTCCACTTTCTCGCTGCATCGGCCAAATCGCCAAGTGGACCAACCAGCGTATCAAGTGACCACCCGCTCATAAACGAGAAGCTAAATGCGTTCACGCCATCGGCCAACTGTTTGAGCGAGCTGTCAATGCCTTCCGGAACTTTTACATAGTTCCATTTTTTTACCGGCTCGACCAAATCGCCCAGAGGGCCGATGAGTGTCCCAATCGACCAACCTCCAGCGAAAGCGAAACTGAATGCATTTACACCTGTGGCAAGACTTGTAAGGCCGCTTTCCAAATCCTCGGGAACGACAACGCCGTCCCATTTTCTTACAGCGTCAGACAACTGACCAATCCCGGGAGCGGCTTCCACAATGGCGCCTGCCCCCAATCCTCCGAAGGTAAATGCCTTCACACCGCTTGCCAACGATCCGATTTTATCCCCCAAGTCCTCGGTAATATCGACATTAGACCATTTTGAAATTGAATCGGCCATTGTACCGAGAGGAGCAGCAACTTCAGCAATTGCAGATGCACCCCACCCGCCAAAGGTGAATTGCAAGATTCCGCCGGCAAGTTCTCCAAGTTGAGCGCCTAGTTCTTCCGGAACCGTCACTCCGGCCCATTTCTTTACAGAGTCCGCCAGGACTCCGAGCGGCTCCGCTATTTTGGAAATAGATGCGGCACCAAAACCGGAAAGAGTGTTAAGTAAGCCGCCTAGGGCAACTTCGCCCATAGCTGCTCCCATTGCAGCAAGTCCCCTGCCGATTTCATCCCATTGCATGGAACCGAACTTCTTCAAAGCATTGGCAAGGTCATCAAGGCCCTGAACAGCAAGCAACAATGTTCCCGCACCGACAAGGCCTGCCAAACCGGTAAGAGCACCAAGCGCTCCGGTTACGACACCAACTTCAAGAAGCGCCGCTCCCATCGCAACAAGACCTTTTCCGATTTCACCCCATTGCATTGCGCCAAATTTCGCAAGCGCGTTGGCTAAATCATCAAGGCCCTGAATTGCTAATAGCAATGCTCCAGCGCCAATAATGCCCGCAAAGCCTGTGAGAGCACCTAGCGTTCCAACTACGACACCAACTTCAAGAAGCGCGGCGCCCATTGCCGCAAGGCCTCTTCCGATTTCATCCCACTGCATGGAACCGAACTTCTTCAAAGCATTGGCAAGATCGTCGAGTCCTTGAATCGCAATCAGCAATGAAGCTGCGCCAATAATGCCCGCAAACCCGGCAAGAACACCGAGCGTCCCAATCACGGCGCCAACTTCAAGAAGCGCAACACCCATTGCGGTAAGTCCTCTTCCAATTTCGTCCCATTGCATTTCTCCGAATCGCTCAAGGCCTTCTGCCAATTTTCCTAATGATTGAACACCAATCAAAAGTGCCGTAGCAGCAAATATACTTGAAAAGCCCGTAAATTTGCCAAGCAGCCCAAGAACAATACCAAATTCAGCAAGAGCGCCCCCCATTGCAGCGAGTCCTCGTCCAATCTGATCCCATGACAAATTCCCCATCTTTTCAAGATTTTCCGAAATCTCATCAAGCGCAAGTGACGCGACAAGAATTCCGGCAGCCCCAAAGAGAGCCTTACCGCCAGCAAATTTGTTGAGAATCGAAAGCACTGCACTGAATTCCAGCAAAGCCCCTCCCATTGCAGTAAGCCCTCGGATGATCTCGTCTTCTGAGAGAGATGCATATTTGCGAAGCGCATCCGCCAGCATTGAACATGCTTGAGCAAGCGCGAGCATCGCGACACTGGTTCTAAGCGTTATATTGCTTTTGCCAATGATTTTAATGGCAACGGACAATTCAAGCATTGCCCCGCCCAATGCGGCAAGCCCCCGAGCAATCTGCTCCAAAGAAAGATCCGCAATTTTCTTCATCGCCGACGCCAGAATATTGATAGCTGTGGCAATACCGATCATTGAAACACTTGCTTTTATGGTTCCTTTGGCGTTAAAACTCAATAAGGTTTTAGACAAGGATTTGAAACCAGAATTCAAAGTCAATACTAAAGCCTTTATTGTCGCCAAAGAATATGCAATTTTAACCGGTTCGATTTCGGAAATCTTTCGCAAGGAAGATGCCAAAATCATAACCGCTGTCGCAATTCCAACAAGCGATGCTACTTTTATCCCCTGCTGGAAAGAGTCAAGCGAATCATGAATTGAGGACAGAATATCAGAAAATCCCGATGTGTCGATTTTGCTCTTCCCAAAATTGGAAAGTATGTCTTTTATCTTATCGGCCAGACCACCAAGCTTTTTGACGAGCATAAAAATTCCGCCGCCGGCAAGACCCGCAAAGATATCTCCGGCTGATATATTTTCGGAAATCCATGTCAGGGCATTTACGACTGTATCTTTTATACGGCTGGCAACGGTTGAAATCACACTTCCGACCTTCGAAAACACGCTTCCAAGGTTGCCAAAAGAGTCTCGCGCAAATGAGCATGCATTTGATATGCCGTCCAACGCTTTTGCAATTGTCTCGCTGACAACCGCAAAGCCATTTCCGTTCTCAATTCCCTCATTCAGTTTGATGAAGAATTCACCGAGTGATGACGTAACGTCCAGAACCGATCTTCCGAATGAAGAAACAGCCCCTCCGGTAAGAAAGCTCGTGACTGGCTTTACAACTGCTGAAATTGCTTTTCCGCCAATATCGAAAAGTGAAAATATTCCTTTAAAGGTTGTTTTTAGTTTTGCAGCTGATTCTTCACTAAGTTTCAGCCGCTCTGTAAAGTCCCGTAAATTTCTGGTCATCTGCGGAAGCTGCCAACCTTTAAGTGCCGGAAACACTTCACGAAATGCTTCCTTTACAGGAACAACTACGCTCAGTAATCCGTCAAAAGAATTCTTGAAGCTGTCAATCAGCGCAGTCCTTCCTCCCGACCGGTTCCACGCGGCAAGCAAATCGTTTCGAGCTTGGGACTGCTGGTCGATAAAACTACCGACTACTTGGCTTACACCTGTCCAGAGTTCTTTTGCTTCTTCGAAATCGCCAAATATTAGCTCAAACGTCATGGCCCAGCCAGAGCCGACCGCTTCTTTGAGTGTATCCATCAATTGGCTGAATGTCTTTACATCCTGAGCCGCCGAAAAAGCTTTCTTACCAATTTCCGTTGTTTCGTCAGCGTAGTCTTTCAGTGTATTAACCAACACTTCTGTGGTCATCCATTGATAATTCAAGCTGTCATTAAAGTTTTTAGTCGCGTCAATTGCAAGATCCATCGTTGAACCCTGATTGTTTTTGGTCAGGACGCGATACATGCCGTCAGCTTGTTTTTTTACTGTTCCAGCGGCTTCCGCAGCTTTAAGTAACTCATTCTTAAACTCAACGGTTGCCATGTTGGCATTTTCAATGGATTTCCAATCGATTAGTTTTACATACCCGGCAGACAACGCTTGAGCAAAGTTATACATTGCTCTAGACGCTTCATTTGCATTTGCGCCAGATACAGCAGCTTCATTGCTGACACCTTTGATTGCTAAGACCGCATCTTCCAACTTAACACCAGCATTTGTAAATTTGCCGATGTTATTAGTCATATCTGAAAACGAATAAATCGTTTTATCTGCGTATGTATTTAACTCGTTTAAGTATCCATTAACCTCTTTTAGCGAGGCACCGGTGCTTGCCATAATTGTCTGAATCGAACCCATTTTGAGTTCGTATTCATTAAAGCCCTGCGATACCGGTTCTATCGTCAGCGAGCGAAGCATTTGCTTACCCGCATTGATTGCAGAATTTGTAATATTGGCAAGGGCTGTTACTGCCATGACCTCAAAGGCAGAAAATTTTGCTTGGACTGTTTCGACAGCACTGCTCAAACCCGAAAAATTCAGTTTTTTGCTTGCTGCGTCCACATTTTCGAGACCTTTTGTTGCCCCTTCCAGATTTAAGTTTTTCTTCAACCGGTCGAGCGTCGATAAACTGGTTTGAACATTGTTTTCAAACTGCTTATTGTCAAACCGCATCTCAACGACTTTCTGGTCGATAACGTTGCTCATAGGGCAGTAACCTCCCTCCACGCTTCATTTGCAATTTTGTCAAAAATAGGCTGGATAGCAGGATTGATGTAATCTCTCCCGGCTACCCAGCCGCCAGTTCCCGTTCCGTGACCGTATTGTAAAATGACGGCAATCGGAACTCCATTTTGAATGTTTGAGTTGTAAAAAGAAATCGCAACCGAGCCTTTTCGGTTCTCGATTTTGTAATGCCACGACCGTGCAGTCAGGCCTGAATCAACAGGTGTTGCAGACGCAAGGGCGGCCACTCCCTCTCGACCGTATTTATCGAGATCACCAAGTCGAACAGCCTCTTTTGCCTTTTCTAAAAATCTCGTCAGTTTGGAAAAGTCGCCCTTTTGTCTGAAACTTATCATCTACAAAATCTCCTCACGCAGTTTTTGTAGTGCCTCCGTTCTTAAACCATCCAGGAAAACAGCACGAGCAGAATTCACGCTCGGCAGCTTCTCTTTCGGCTCTCACTCGGATGTCAAACGGATGTCCGTCTTCGTCCAAGCGCATCACCGCGTATGTGTGAACCGGGTTGGCCGTCAAACTACGACACAGAATGAATTGTTTGGTGGATGCCAATATCTCATAAGCGTCCCCAATCGTACCGATACTTTTCTCCATGTTTTTCTCCCTTCGCTGAATCATCAGCCTTTTGTTCCTAACCGTTTTCTTCGCTCAGCATTTAGAGCTGTGTTTCTACGCATGATTTCCCTTCTGCTGTGCTTTTTAGGCGGCTGATTTTTAATGTTGCATACCTTGATAAGCGTCAAAAGTCGATTGAGATGCCACTTCTGATACTCAGGAGGTATGTTTAAAGCAATCATCCAATAATAGATGATTTCGGAAGTCACTTGCTCGTTGTTAGGGCCAGTTGCTTTTTCGTTAGAAAAATATGTGGCCGTCATTGGAGCGTTGATGTACGCATTTACCGCATCAACGTTTTCTTGTGTAAGGTTCAGATAAACTTCCGGATTTACATTCTGCGTAATGGTCATACATTTTATATAGTCCAGGGTCTCTTCAAGGGTCTTGTCCTTTTTTGAAAGAAATGGAACACACCATTTTGATTCCCATTTGGCAAGTGAAACAAGAGAGTGCTCCAACTGAAGGGTTTGGCCTTTTCTGTATACGAACTCTTCTTTTTTCTCGTCCCATAGTTCGTCAGAATCTGGTATAATTAGCTGAAGCATAGATACTCTCCCTCTCACTGTTATTTTCTTTATCCATTTGCCTTCGGAGCAATCGCCAGCGGAGGTTCAACTTTGCGATTTGGAAGGACGCCGTTCACAAATGCAGCTGCCTCTTCAGCATTTGTAGCGAGTTCCATATACAGCTTCGAGAAAGCCTCGGTTTCGGTAAATTCGGCAAGAATCTCAGGCGACTTCATAAATCTTCGACCATCGGGACTTTTTACACCATAAGCGTTGCTGATAAACTCCCTGAACACCTTGATGAGCGCAGCCAGATCTTTTGCATTTACCATCCTCCGAATCATTTCGGTATAGCCTCCGCTGGTGCCGATTTCCAAATCTATACACTCTGCTTCCGTGAGGTTAAAATAAAAATCCTCACTTCTCTCGGTTCCGTTATAGTCGACGTACTCAATTGTTTTCTTAATCATTTCTGTTTTCCCCTTTCAAAAAAAAGAAGGGAGCCGCGAGTAAAACACTCAAACGGCTCCCAATTTGACAAATATAGTTTAGAAAGTTTACGCCGCGCCAACCAGAGTAACGACCTCGTCAGGAAGCGGCAGTCGCGCTTCTTCCGTATCGCCACCATACAAGACGGCCTCCAATGCTGCCATCTTTTCAGGGGCAACCTTTGTCGAATCAATGGTCAAGGATGCAGTAGGTGCGAAGCCCTTTACGTTGACCGGGGTTGTACTGACTTCCCACGAGAAAGTGATAGCATCGGGGCTGTCATTGATTGTGTTGTACCCTTTTTCGGAGGGAGCTGCCAGACAACCATAAATCAAATGCAGCTTATAGCCATGGTCTGCACCTTCGGTGTCGTTACCAATCTTGGTGCGATAACACATGCCGAATACTTCACGTTTCTGCTGACCAATCATCACGCCGGGAGCAATTTCCGCAGAGCCGTCGCAGACGGCGAATTCGTCAGGATATATATAAGCCTCGATGGTTGCGCCGAACTCTTCTGCACTCATCAAGTTCAGATATTTGATATTATCGGCATACAGCGGAGACGCTTCTGCCCCGGATGGGCTCTCAGTCACAGCCGTCAGGCCATTCCACGGAACACCGCCGGAATATGGTTTATCTTCAGCAGTCGCATTTGGCTTTTTGTATCGATAAAGAACACCATGGTCAACGCCAGTCTCATAAAGGCGTTTTCCGATTTCGTCCCAAATAAGTTTTGCCATGTAGTTATTCCTCCTTAGAAATAGATAGTAAACGGACTATGATAAAGGTTGTTTGAGACATAAGGAGACCCCTCTCGGCAGTAGACGAAGTGCATATACACATCTGTCGCCAGCTTCCGATCGGGGTCCGTCTCAACAACCACTACATCATAACCCGCCGTATAGGAATATTTTTTGTTGTCAGCAAACCTCGTATCGCCTGCGGACCGCTTATAAATGATGCAGGGATACGAGAGTTTCACCGATTCGGGAGGTTGAAAATACACGTTCTTGCATAAAGCTTGAAACTCTCGCTGCAAGTCAAGGCTGCTGGCCATTGTATACGCCTCCCACGCTTAAAATAAGTCTAGGTCTTTGAACTTCGACGGCTGTTACGTTCCAGAGAACTCCCATGTACTCAACATACCGGATGAAAGCGAAATGATCATAAGCGAACGGATCGGCCACAATGCTGATTTCGTTGTTCACGTTCACATCGTCATTGACATTACCGCTCGTTTGCCACTTGCGGCTATTTCGAACAAGATCGCCGCAATACGTACGCTCCGTTACGGACTGAGTAAAGACGCCGGGCCGTGTTTCAACCGTCTCAACATAACCGACTTTTCCGTAAAACTTAGCCATGACTCATTTTCCTTTGCTATTGTTTAGAATTAAATTCCATAGAGTTAAAACTCACAGGAGTAAGAACACTAAGCATAGTTGAATCATAGGCAATTTCCTGCACAGTAGCAATGGAAACGGAAGTGTAAAGTTTGTCGTTTCCAAGATTGACAATGGTCATATCATATGGTAAGACAAAAGAATTCTTTATAGAAATCAAGAGACCATTCTTAAACAGCTCAGCCAACGTAATACAGTCGACTCGATTTTCGGGTACGTCTCCACCATCTGGATCGATGTAGAGATAAGGACGAGGTTTATTTTCCGCATCGAAAATAACATAGAGAATAGTTTTCTCAATGTTTCGCTCCTCGCTATCGGAGTATATCCGATGAAGCTTATTAGGATTAGTAGGAATGGACGGAAGCGGATCAAGGCTATTCGCCATTTTCAAATACCTCCTTATTCATTTTGAAAGCTGAGAATGATCAGCCTCCAGCGACCTTTTCCATCTCAACAGCGATGGCGGAGTAAGGCTTCGTCAGAGCGCTAGAGCAACGGGTCTCGATCAGATATTTCTGCTGGTTGTAGTCGATGTCGAAGTCATCGAACATGTTCACAGCGCCGCCCTTATCAGCACCAACATTGTAGTCGTTCAGGTTGACCACGATACCAAACAGAGTACGGGTCTTACCCGCAACCTCACGAGTCAGACCCTCCATCACAGGAACCGTCACGATCTCGCTGACACGCAGCTTCTTCGTTAGTTTCTCGACGGAATCATACAGGTCACGACCCTCATTATCCGTCAGCAGCAGGCAGTCGGTCAGCATGTCCTCAGTCGTGAACAGAACCGGATTACCAGAGCCTTTGTAGTCCTTGCGGGCCTTGACGATGGTGCGGATGAACTCTTTCGCATTTGTATCGGCATCAGCCTTCGCCGTGAAGACAGCCTTGATTGTATACAGATCCTCGTCAGTCCAGATCGGACGGATGTTGGTTTCATTGATCTTGTCATCGCTGGAAGCCAGACGGCCGTCACCAACCAGATAAGCGCGAGCAAGCTCCTCGTTCAGCATCATGCGCATCTCAGTCTTCAGCCACGCCACCACATCGAAATCCGTGATGTCAACCACATCATCACGATCCATCTTCTGTTTCTTGTAAACGGTCGTAGGAATAGTGGTGCGCTTCAGCAGGGAGAAGACCTCTTCCTTCTTCAGCTTGCCTTTGATGTAGCCCTTCGCACGAGCCTCATCCTCGGTGATGTCCGCGAAGATGGATTTAATGCGAGAGAACGGAGTGTGATGAACAGAACTCATGACCTTGTTCACCCAGCCCATATCACGGGAAATGAAAATCGGCTGATTGGTCATGTTCTGAGCATCGGGGAACAGATAATCGATTTGATCGATTCCATATGTACCCGCATGCTGCAAGAAGCTCTCCTTCATGGAGCCAAAGCGCTTGCTGTCGCCAATGATCGCGTTCATTGCGTCATGGCTCAGAGCATTGGTATCCTCATTGGCCTCGGGCTCAAATACATTGTGTTTCATAGTGTCGTTTCCTCCTTCAGAATCGTCTTTCGAATCTTCTTCGTTGCCTGCGTCTTCGATGGCCTGCCCGATCATTGCGTAAACAACGGTTTTCTGTTTTTCAGAGAGCGTATCAAATACGTCTGCGATGGTTTCCTCTTTTTTCTCGCTCTTGTCGGACTCTTCCTTCTTATCAGAAGTGTCCGCAGCATCTTCTGAATGATAGAGCATAATGTTTTCGTCGTATCCAAGAATGATGCCGGTTTCAACGCCATCGCCATGAGCCATGACGGAATCGATAAATGCGCCGGGATTTGCCCCAGCCAGAACCAGACTCACTTCACGAATAGCGCCGTGAATCACATCGCTGCCGGCCTGCTTCAGCTGATTGGCAAAAATAGAAAGAGACCGAACGTCGCCATGACGAACGGCCTCTTTGATATTTTTTGCGTTTTCAGTGTTGTTGAAAGAACAGTAGGCGTAAACGCCTTCGTTTCGGTTCTCCAGCAGCGCATGACCAAGAACATTATCCGGATCGGAATGGTTGTGGTTCCAAACCAACGGAACAGTTTTACCATCGCAGTGCTTGAATGCATCTTTTCGAATGGTCCGTCCATCCGAACAGAGCAAATCGTTTCTAGTGGCCCAGCCACTAAAATCATATTTCTCCATTTTGATTTTCCTCCTGGCTTTTTATTTGCTCAGTCTTCTCGCCGCCAGGTTCGCTGAGGTTCTTATTTCTAAGTTCGTCAGCTCTCGGATCGTCAGACGGTTTCATACCAATGATTTGTCTGAACTCATTCGATGTCATGATTTCGTTCCGGGTGAATTTGTCTGCAATTTCTGCAATATTGTCAACCGGCACCAGACGGAACGGATCTGTAAAGAACATGATCGACTGAGATTGAGACCGAGCTGTTTTTGTAAGAAACTTTCGTTTCATTTCATCAACAATCGCTGAAACGATAGGCTCTATCGTTCTGTTGTTATAGTTCAGCATCGTTTTCTCGTCAGCGGTCCCATCCATAACGCTTTGAGTGATTCCTAACTGGCTGTATAGCATGCTCGTTAGAAATTCAATCTGCTTCATCAGGTTGTTTTCCACTGAACGATTCAACTGTGTAATGCGCTCCGTACCATCGGTATAAGCGATTCCATACTTTGAACCTGACAACTGATTTTCGATATCTTTACGCCTGTTTTCAGCTTGTTGACGCCTTGCTTCAGTCTTGATGACGTATGGCAGCTGAATGATAAGGTCTAACTTACCAGAGCTGCTTTGCTCATCAACGACATCCAACAAATTAAGTTTCCGAATAAGCCGCTGCATTGTAGAATTGGGCTCATTGATAACGGCGTACAAAGGGTTTTCTACAATTGCAACCGTGCTTTTCGGAACTGTAATGTCTTGCTTCTCCCCTGTCCATTCGTTGTACACACGAACTTTGACATGCTGTGGATACCATTCAAGAATTTTACCGACACGCATAGACAGGATGTCATAGCCCCCGGTTTCTTCCGGATTATCGGTCGTTTCTACCGGAACAATGGCGATACAGCCCTCGTCGAGCATCGACATGATTACGTCTTGTCGAAAAGCTCGTGCCGTTTGGTCGAGGTTTGCTTCCAGTGTCAAGCAGTTGTTCAGCTTGGATGAAACGTTTGAAATATATCGCTCGTTTTCATCCAGTCGAACATGTTGAATAGAAATAGCTGCACCGTCTAAGCTAATTCGATTGTAAACAGAAGTAACGATTGAACGCTCATTACCCCGGCTGAAACGAGTACGGTCCGGACGGTAGAAATATCCGGGTCCGGTATCGTTGTAAGAGTGCGTAGGGTCTCTGTTAAAGAAAGTGTTCCAGGCTCGTTTAAACCTGGAACCCATAGACATGTCCATTTTGAATGTTCACCGCCTTTTAAACAGTTAGTTTAAGCTAACCAACGAATACAATTATTCAAAAGCATCTTTGTTGGCTTTATAGGCAATATAGGCATCCATCATAGCTGCAACAGCGTCGATTTTCTGCTCATATCGCTTCTTTAAAAGTTTCCTGTTTCCATTTGTGTCTTCCAACGTAATGCAGTTCCCCATTGCAAAGGTCATCAAATCCTCGTCAAACAAAAGCATCCGCTCCTCAGAAAGCTTTTTCAGCTCTCCCAAAGGAACGGATTCCGTTTTTGCACCTTGGATTACTTTTTCAATTCCAAAGGGGCCGTTCTCTGATGCCCACCTGTCAACAAACTCCTTTGCATTGTAAGGATCATATCCAAAGCAACGCACGTCGTATCCACAATCGGTGATGTAGTTGTCCAGATCATCGTAGACCTGCATCATGTCCAAGACTGTTCCCTCAAGAACAATCAAGCTGCCTTCTTGCATGAACTGATCATACTTGATTCGCATTGCCGCCGGGAGTTTCATTAGAGTAGACGAGGTGATATAGTTCCTTGTCTTTATTCCAAAAGCACCATTGGATAAAGGGAAAAGGAAGGTAAAGGCACAGAAGTCATCGCCCTGAGAAAGGTCTGCTCCAAGAGAACATGCCATCTGCCAATACGAACGCTTGCGGTGTGGAAGTGTCTCCTCATAGGTAAAGTAATAAGTATAACCTTCCATTGGCAGGCCGAACCTTTTTGCAAGAATATCATTTCGTGCAGCCGGTGCCTTCTCAGCACGCTCCACATCCAATTGATACGTCTCATAGCTAACAGTCTTACCAATGTTAGGCTGTGCTTTTACCCACATCGCCGGATCTGAAACTTCGTCAATTGAATCGAGCTTATACCACCAAATCGATACGTGCGGGTTGATGTAATCTCCTTTGAGAATGTCCATCAACTCCATTTTGATTGTATCGCCGGCACCATTACGAACTGTCCCTTCAGAACTGATCGCAACGATGAGATAGTCGTCGACCTTCGAAGCGCCCTGTTCTATTGCACCAATTACATCCTCTCGAATATCCCCCGAAAGCCATTCGTCGACCGTCGCAACTTTGATTTGCAATCCCTGAAGCTTATCGATTCGCATTGGCCTTATCTCCAACAGCGAACCCGTTAAAAAATTCTCGATACCCTTTTTGGTTGGAGAAAGTTTTACGCGGTTTGCTTTAGAACCAGTCGTATTCTGCAAAGATCCCTCTGTCAAGAATTTGAAGTATGGGCCTCTTGCACGAGTGATTGAGGTACGAATCGGAGACAAAACCTCTTCGGCCTGTTTCATTGTCGGAGCCGTAGTAATCTGGTGCGTTGTGGTTGCGTCCACATTGAGGAAAAAGTTTTGGAGGCAAGAACCGTACATTGATTTCGCTGCGCCACGGGCGACAATTAGGTATTGCTTATTGATCAAACGTTTCCTGACTTTTTTGGTTATGTAATGACCGCCATAACCATCCTCATAGGGCTCATAAATGCTGCGCTCAACAAAGTAATACCATCCAAAGATCTGCTCAGCCCATAATTTAAATGTGTCGAGAAGATTTAAGTCTGCTCCATCGGTAAGTGTGAGTTCGCTTTCGCAATAATCAATGAAGCCCTCTACCGCCCTGTCGTCATAGTAAACTCCGGGATTTGCAATCAAGTCGTCGATTCGATTCATCTCCATCGAAATTTCTTTGTTTACCGGAATTTCGCCACGGATTACGGCATCTCGAAACATGCCGTAGTATTTCGGGACGGCCGTGTTTGATAATGCCATATTGTAACCACCTTATGTTGTTCCTCGCATTGAAAAAATAGCCCAAAATATAGTATAATGCGTTAAATACAAAAAGACCAACTTTTAAAAGACTGAAGGTGACACATTGATAAACTATCATAAGCTATATGTGCCAAAGAAGAATGTACAGCTCATCCCCAGCTATTTGCTTTGGTACAAAGAAAACGCTCAGAGCAAAAAGGTTCGCACACCTTATAACTCTTATTACAAGCGCTCCGATTTGAAGAGGTCGACATGAAAGTCGGCTTCTTTTTTTTGTGTCACGTTTCAGCCTTTTAAAAGTTGGCCTTTTTGTGTTGCCAACGGAGGAAAATTTTTCTTTAATTAAGACTTTAACACTGCAATAGAGGCAACACTTAAAGCACCTATTCCAGCAAGGAGGGCTGTTGCATATTTCCGCCCGTCCGCAATAGACTTTTTAGTTACAATCT